GGAAGATGAAGCACTTGATCATCTATATTACAGACGAAGTATGAAAGGTCTCGCCATAATGGATTTACAAAAGGCCTATGGTAAGTTAAAAATAAAAAGAGATGAACTAATAAAAATAAATCCTCAACATCCAAAGATAGAAAAAGTTGACAACCTCTTGTCACAGCTACAGATTAAAATAAATAAATCATAAATTAATAAAAAACTAACAAAAAAGTTGTGTTGTTTCTAAATGTTTAAGATATTTATGTTTTGGAAGATGATGACACTTCCAACAAAATAGTAACTTATCATTTAAAAAGGAGATACACATGAAGCGACTAATGTGTTTGTTCTTAATGGGCCTGATTTCTGCTCAGACATTAGAAACATCACTACCAAAACCAAAAGAACCATTCGTTCTAACATACCACGACATTAGAGAAGATATACTTAAAAAGACGCCACAAGGAAAAATTACAGTAGATTTTTATATTAATGAGAGAGGGGAAGTAGAGAATCCAGTTATTAGGGATACTTTCAATATCGCTCTTAATGAAGTGGTGTTGGATAAAGTAAGACAAGCATCTTACTATCCAGCAGTTCAAAATGGACGACCAGTTCGAATCAAATTCACATTACCAATAGTATTTAAATAACGGAGGAAAAATGTTAGAATACTTTTTGATGGGAGTTTTGGCACCTATCTTTCTGAATCTTATGCACCTATGTGTAGGAATATATGTAGTAATTCAAAGAGGAAATATGATGTCATTGGGATTTTCAGGTATGGGATTTATAACCAAAACCATAGGGATGTTATTTCTCACTTGGTTGGGTGTGAGTAAATTAGGATTGGATTATCAAATATTCATTCCACTACTTTCATTCTTTTGGTTCTTTACTCATATCGTGGAAGCCTTTGTGATTAATCATTATATGAAAGAAAATGTACCAAAATTTCTACAAGACTTGCAAATTAATTAAAGGATAATAAAAAATGGATATTACATTAACAATTGGGTTGATAACATCTGTCTTTATATTAGGACTAACATTTGTCCTATATTGGGATGATATAAAATAAGCAAAAAAAAGGGGAACAATACGTTCCCCTTTTTCATTATCCGATAATAGCTATTTACGAAATAAACCCACCAACACCAATAATGCGACTAATCCAGCGAAACCGGATTCGCCGAAGTTATTTATGATTGATGTCAGGTTACCAATAACATTTACGCCAAAGATACCACTCCCAAACAATACTTCGCTTACAGCTCCGATTGCTATGAAAGAGGCGAGTAGTTGAGCGATGTCGTCTACCCAACCTTTGACTAATGTGATGACTTCCTTCATTAGTTATCTCCCGTTGTTTTTTCTTATCATTTAACAAAAAAGGGATATTTAACTTCCGTTTTCTGTGTCGAATAAAATCCGACATATATAATTATAGTATATACATATTTTTTGTTAGCAATATATATGCACTGATTTTTCAGTTAGTTAATATTTATTTATGAGTTATAATATCTATTTTTAATGACAATGCAAGGAAAATCAAGATGAGTCAAGATTACGAATTATTTGAGGGTAAATCACTATCATCATTATTCAAGGATATTTACGATAATTCCAAACACAATAAAGAACAACTTGAGATATTAGTAAAAGAAGTTGCTGGATATATCAAGGATGGGGATATGGCTATTCAACTAATCCCTATGATAAAAGAATACTTGGAAATAAATGTAAAGAATGATGAACAACTTGTCAAGTTGGCAACAGTTGTACAGAGATTAATTGCCGCTGAAGGTAAGGGTGGTAGTGAATCCGAGTTCGGTTTATCTGAAAAAGAAAAGGAACAATTACTCACGAGTATAGATGATGTGGTTGTAGACTTACAAAAAAAATCGGATAATCTTACACAAGATATAAAATCAGTTAAGGAAAATTAATGTCATATAAAGTAAATCGAGATGATGAACATATCGTCATACCTGATGGCCCGGTAACTGCCCGAGAAGTCCGTAAGTTGATGAAACAAAAAAAGACTCCTGAGTTCTATGAGTTAGAAGCAGCAGAAGTTATTAATTGTTTTCTCGATGATGAAGATTTACCATTTGTTCCTGAAACTGGTGAAAGAGATTATTCTCGATATGGATGGATAGAAGCCCGAATGTTAATTAGTAATAAAGGAGTCGAAGATACTATAATTGCTCAACCATTGAATTCTGATATTAAAAGATATCCATATCCAAATGAGTATGTGATTATAGCAGAATACTTTGGACAATTTTTTTATACACAAAAAATAAATTTAAGAAATAGAACCGATACTAATATCGTTCCTGGTCTGAGTAAAACAGCAGGTGCATATTCTCTTGATATAAAAAAAGAAAATTTACCTGTTATTGAAAATTCAAATATACGAACACTTAACGCAGAAGAAGGTGATGTAACCTTTGAAGGTAGATTTGGAAATACTATTCGATTGGGTAGTAATGTAAAAGAAATTAAAACACAAGATGGTGTAGAAGAAAATACAGGAAAACAAAATTCACCTAATGTGATTATACGAACAGGACAAGGTGTTGAAGAATCTGTGGCAAATAAACCAGTTAAGGAAGATGTAAATAAAGATAGTTCTTCTTTGTGGATGACCACCGACCAAGTAGTTCCTTTTGAAAGGTCATCCCAAAAGGCACACGGAAAAACAGTTCCAAATCAATATGATGGAAAACAAATATTAATAAATTCAGATAGAATAGTTTTTAACTCTAAGGTAAATAGTATTCATGCATTTAGTAAAAGTGAAATCAGTATGGGGGCAGATATAAGGATGAATTTAGAATCACCTATTGTTAATTTAGCAGATAGAATGGCAACACAACCTGCACTTGGTGGAGATATCACAATGGATTTGATTGATAAACTATTAAGTTCACTAATCACATTTGCAAATGGAATAGCACCATCGATGGCATCTGTTATTAGTTTTAAAGTTCCAATAGATAATATCATAGGACCTTCGATGACCTTAGTATCTGAACTTCAAACATTAAAAACAAGAATGGATGAACCTAAAAGTAGAACCGTATTTGTAGGTAATCCAAATGGACCATTTATTGGACCACCAGAGGCATCATAATGGCACATAGATGTAAATCGATAGCGGGACAAAGAGTAGTATTGGGACCAGGTGAACCTATTATACCAGGATGTGAACTAATAGACGGAAGTGGAATCTTTAGAAGTAAAGAAGAATTTCCATTTATGTTTGCAGTAGTAAATGGTGTTGCGGGTGATAATGGTGCAGTAGTGATATGGCCCGATACGGGTAATGATTTAATGAAATACGATGAGGGTGATGTTGTTCCTGCAGGAACTATGTTACACGAGGGATGTGTAATTGAAAATGGGGAAATAAAATGTGCACCATACACCACACAAGATGAATCAACTGCCACAGGTGAAGATGGTGCTGGTGGTAATGATGGTGATGATGGTGAAGAAAAGGGATTTTGTGTGGGTTCGGGTAATGTTAATATGCCTTCAAAAGAGGAAAAAGATTTCTTATCCGATATAGCAAATTTTGAAATACCTGATTTACAGGCATTCGCACTGAGTGGATTTACTGCCAAGATTCAAGAGTTAATGGGTAAGTTAGGACAGGCATTAGGTAAGTTAAATGGTGAAGTAGATAAGATAGTATCAAAGGCAAAATTAGATCCTGAAGATGTTTGTACTCCTCCAGTAAAAGCTGTTATTAGAAATATGTTAAACATAATGAAACAGCTAATGAAGATAATTCCTATACTCAAACAGATTATTCAAATTATAAAAATTATTAGAAAAGTAATAAAGATAGTTAAGAAAATTTTAAAGTGGACACCACCATTCATTGTTCCTATTGTTGAATCGTTATTAAAAGTATTAGACATAATGGGTTTAGTCGATATGTGTGTTTCAATATTAATAAAAACAGTTGGTAGGTTTACAGCTATAATTCCTATATTACAAGCACAACTGATGAGTATTCTTGCACAATGTGCGATAGACGCAGGTGGACAACCAGCAAAAACTAAAGAGGAATGTGAGGCACAAGGTGGAACTTGGATAGACCCGAAAGATTTAGAAGATTTACAAAATATGTATGATCAAATATCATCGGCAGATTTAAATTTAGATAGTGGAGATGAAATAGGATTTTGTTCTATTACAGAACACTTAGATAAAGAATCTTGTGAAAAGGCTGGTGGTACTTGGACAGAAATAGATGCAGATTCAAACTTTGATGAAGTAGATACATCGGCACTATCTAAAGAATTAGCAAAACAAATGGATGAATTGGAAAGATGTTTTTCAAGTCCAGAATTAAACGAATATTTAAGAGGTTTTTAACAAAGGAGAAAATAACCATGAAGAAACAAGAACTAATAAAGATAATTGAATTAGTAGTTCGCAAAGAAGTGAAGAAACAGGTAAATGAGATATTTATTAAGGAGAATAAAAAAACTCAAGAACCATCACTTACTCAATTAGTTTCAGAACCAATCAATGAAGTTGAAACAACACCTAATAAGGAAGTACATTATACAGACAATCAAGAGCTAAATAAAGTTCTTAATGAAACCAAAGGTGGAGTTCCACAAGGTGAAGGTGGATATGAAACTATGGGTGGTGGAGTTTATGATACTTCAAAGATGAGTGAACTTTTAGGATATGGTGATTTAGGTGGTGATAAGGAAGTAAAACGAAAAGTAGCAGCAGTAGATACTATTAAAAAGGCTGGTGTGAATGTTGAACAAGTTCCTGACCATGTTCAAAACGCATTAACTAAAGATTATTCTAAAGTGATGAAAGCTATTGACCAGAAAAAGGCTGGTGGATACAGACCATAGAGGTAAGTAATGGCATTAGATAAAAAGTTTTTAAAGTATAAACTTGAAAGAATTAAAAATAAGAGAATTTTTAAAGACCAAGATACTGAAACTAAAATAAGAATAAGAAAAGAAAATGCACAAGTGGCTGAAGAAGAAGCTGACGCTATACATTCTTATTTGACAGGTGAAGATGAAGTAGATGCTCTTGATAATAAATCTTTTTTAGAAAATAGATTACCTGGAAGTTTGTTTTTACATCCAAAATTAACAACACAAGGTAATCAAAAAATGTGGACGGGTGAGATGAACGTGAGACAAGTTCAAACCAATCCTAAAACTAAAAAGTCAAAATTATCTGCATTACTTAAAAAATTTAGAACCGTAGCAAAATCTAATTTAGATTCTGCAAAAAGTTTGATAATATTTAAAAGAATTTTTGATAGTTTAAATCTCGTTTTTAGTCGAGAAGAAATTAAGGTTGATGGTAATATAAACGCACAAGGATATAAAACTATTGTAGATGAATCTGAGTTCGAAGGTATATCTGATGAATTTCAAATTGCAGATGTAGATTTAGATGATAGCGGTAATATAATACCAACTTCGTATAGAAGAGCAGTAATGATTGTTAAGAATGGTTTAATAGTAGAGGTTAGGAGAATAAATTAATGGGAGCAAGAGAAAAAGATTTAAATCCAGATACATTTATCGGATTAAAACTTCCTTTAGGATATTCCGATAGTGGATATTTTAAACAAACAAAAACCACATTACAACAGGCAAAGTACAATATTATTAATTTAATAAAAACAATTCCTGGTGAAAGACTCGGACAGCCATCTTTTGGTTCAAATTTACATACTATATTGTTTGAACCGATGAATGAAGATTTTAGTGAGATATTAGAAGATGCAATAAGAACATCAATGTCTACCTGGTTACCATATATAAATGTTAAAAAAATAGAAATTACTTTTCCAGATCATAATGTCAATCGAGTTGATATAAATATTGATTTTGGATTATCATTTGAACCTGATAGATTTGGGACAGTTTCGGTAAGTTTTGACCAGTTTGAATCAGCCGTTAAAGAATAGGAGAACGTAAATGGCTACTAAAAGAGTTAGTAAAGAAGTAAAATATTTAAACAAAGATTTCTCTGGATTTAGAGATGGGTTATTAGAATTTGCCAAAACATATTTTCCAAATACATACAATGATTTTAACGAATCAGATCCGGGTATGATGTTTATTGAAATGGCATCTTATGTCGGTGATACCTTGTCTTATTATATGGATGAACAATTTAAAGAAAGTATGTTAGCTTTTGCAGAAGAAAAGAAAACAATATATGAAATGGCTCAAGGTTACGGATATAAACCAAGATTGTCATCTCCTGCTACGGTTATGGTAGATGTTTTTCAAACCGTACCTGCGATGGAAGCATCTAATGCAATTACAAAACTAAGAGATCCAAACGAAGATTATTGTATGAATGTTTTAGCAGGAATGGAAATAACATCAGATAACGGAACTGTATTTAGAACAATAGATGATGTAGTATTTAGTGATTCGAGTTCAATGAGTCCAAGACAACAAGATATATTTGAAGTTGATGATGAACAAAATGTTACAAAGTGGTTATTAAAAAAACAAGCAAAGGCAGTTAGTGGAACTATTGTTACGGAACAAATTTCATTTGGGGCAGCAGAAAAGTATAAAAGAGTAGCTTTAGAAAATAGTCCTGTGTTAGAAATTATTTCAGTAACGGATAGTGATAATAACAAATACTATGAAGTTCCATTTTTAGCACAAGATACGGTATATGCAGATTTTCAAAACAATACAAAAAATTCTCCTGATTTGGTAGATGGTAGAAATTTTGCACCATTTCTTTTAAAACTTGTAAAAACAAACAGAAGATTTAAAACTCATATAAGAACAGATGGTAAAACAGAAATGAGATTTGGTTCAGGAACATCAACAAGTAGTGATGAAGAAATAATTCCAAACCCAAGTTCAGTTGGTTCTAATTTACCAGGAACACCAAGTTTTCTCGATACTAATTTTGATCCTGCAAACTTTTTAAATACGGCAACATATGGTCAATGTCCAACTGATACTACACTTACTATTAAATATTCTTATGGTGGTGGTGTAGATGATAATGTAACCTCAGATACAATTGATAATGTCACACGAGATACTTCTGAATTTGATAGTTCAAAAACTTTAGATACAAATTTAAGAAGTATAACCCAAAATTCATTAGCAGTATCAAACCCACAACCAGCAGCTGGAGGTGGTGGTTCAGAAACCATAGAAGAAGTAAGAGTAAATGCCTTAGCTTATTTTCAAGCACAAGGAAGAGCGGTAACTAAGGATGATTTTATAACTCGTGTGTATTCATTACCAGCTAAATATGGTAATATAGCAAAAGTTTTTATTTTACAAGATGAACAAGTTGCAGCCGTAGGACAGAATGAAGCAGACAAAGACTTTCAAGCTAATCCTTTAGCATTAAATATGTATATGTTGGGTTATGATAATACAAGAAACTTAGTTCCGTTAAATAACGCAGTCAAAGAAAACATACAAGTTTATTTAAGTCAGTATAGAATGATGACAGATGCAATTCAACTTAAAGATGCCTATGTTTGTAATATAGGTCTTGATTTTGCAATTTATACTAAACGAGGATTTAATAAAAATGAAGTATTATTAAATTGTGTTTCTGTATTAAAAGAATATTTTAAAACCGATAAATGGCAAATCAATCAACCTATTGTTTTGGCAGATGTAGTATCTGAAGTGTTATCGGTAGAAGGAGTTGCAACATTAGTTAAACCGAGAGAGGATAGTACAGAATTAATTCTTGTTAGTAATCGTTATGGAACGGTAGCTGGTAGAACTTATTCAGATAACATATACGACATAACATCTGCAACTTTTAATAGTGTAGTTTATCCATCAACTGATCCTGCAATATTTGAAATTAAATATCCTGATATAGATATCAGAGGTAGAGTAATGGGAGACTTATAATGCATTATTTTGAGTTCGCAGAAAAAGATGCCACTTTATATGAAGTAAGTAAAAGTATGAATACAGGACTCGATGAAATTATCGAGGTTAGAAAAGATATGAATTCTGATGGTACGATTGTCAATGTATCAAGAGGATTAATTAAATTTAATTTAAATTATATTTCAGAATCTATCTCATCAGGTTTAATTACTTCATCATCAAGAACAAGATTTGTATTAAACTTATACGATGCAAATTCAGAAGAATTGAATGTATCTCAAAAATTATATGCATACCCAATTAGTCAATCTTGGGAAATGGGTTCTGGTAGAGCACAGGCAAATCCAATAATTGAAGATGGGTGTAGTTGGAATTTCAGAGATGGTTCTACAATAGCAACTACTTGGAAAGGTTCAACAAGTACATTGGTTGGTAATACATTTGCAAGTGGAACTTTTACTATAAACAATGGAAATTATCAAAGTCAAGAATTAAATATTGGTGGAGTAGATTTTGTATTTATAAGTGGTTCGGTTTACAATAACAGTTCAACCGAAATTTATATATCTTCGGGTTCAACAACTGGTAGTTCGATTAACAATTTAAGAGATGCCATTAATAATAGTGGTTCTTTACATGGATTAGCAATTTCAGCAAGTGTTGATTCTACTTCAGGTGATGTTTTGGTGTTATCAGGAAGTGAAAAAGGAACAGCATCAAATCTTTCAGCACTATCTTCATCAGGATTATTTGTGTTCGGTAACGGAACGACAGCACTTGCGGGTGGAACTGATATAACCACCACACTATCAGCACATGGGGGAACTTGGTATAGTGGAAGTGGATATGAAGCACATCAAAATTTTACACACGAACCATCCGATGTTAGAATGGATGTAACCGATATTGTTTGGAATTGGGTAGATGGTAGAATTCCTAATGAGGGTTTTATGTTAAAGAGAAGTGGTAGTGGAGACAATTCCGATTCTAATGTAGAAGAAGGAAATACAACACGATATGGTAATTTTATTTTCTTTGGTAGGGATACACATACAATTTATCAACCAAAGTTAGAAGTTATTTGGGATGATTCCACTTGGTCAACTGGTTCATTAAGTCCATTGACTTCTGCTAATTTAGAAGATATGGTTTTGTATATGAGAGGATTACGACCTGAATATAAAGAAAAATCAAAAGTAAAATTTAGAGTTACGGGTAGAGAAAGATATCCTGAAAAAACATACTCTACAAGTGGATATGATACTGGATACACAACAGTAAAATATTTACCAAGTGGAAGTACTTTTTATGAAATTAAAGATGCATACACCGAAGAAGTAATTGTTCCGTTTGGAACGGGTTCAATTGTTAGTTGTGATTCAACAGGAAATTATTTTAACCTTTGGATGGATGGATTACAAGCAGAAAGATTTTATAGAATAAATTATAAGGTTGTTAGTGGTAGTGGAACTGCAGATGAAACAGTAGAATTCTACGATGAAAAACATTCCTTTAAAGTAGTGAGATAAAAAATGCCATATTCAAAAGATGAGTTATCAAATCTTCCATTCTATCAAGAAATTACTTCTCAGGATGAGAGAAGATACTTAGAAATGATAGGAAAACAAACTGAAAACGGAATAGTGGAAGATGGAGTTTTACGAGACAAAAAATCTCGTAAAGTTATTTTATTTGAAAACATAATCCCCAATGAGGGAACAGATGGTACGAGTTTTCCTGCAAATCATAAAATTCAATATCAAGATGGATACTTCAAATATGAAGAAAACGAAGAAACAAGTAAAATAATCAAAAGAGAATTTACGGAATTCTAATGGCCAAATTAAAAAAATTACAGATAGATCCTGTATCAGGAAAATTATCAAGATTACAAGCAAAAGATTTACCACTCGTTGCCATAGATGGTTTAAACGATGGTGATCCGATTGCACCCTTTGGAACATTAACATCTGATATAATTGAGTATTGTATTTATGATGTAGATGACAACTATTTAGCTTCTGGTGAATTATCATATCCATTACCTAATGATTTAGATGTAGGAGCCCACGTTAGAAATCTCGGTTTTGAAAGAGGAACTTATAAAGTAATATATAATTTTTTAAGACAAATAGGTGGTTCTTCAAAAGTAGTTTTAACTAAAAAATCAGATAGAAGTATTTATACTGGTCAATATATGGTGGAGACCAATGGTAAGATTTTTGCTTCACACAATCCACAACCTGATGTGAATCCGCAAATGGAAGTTCCTTTGATGGAAGATGGAAACCCAATAGAACTATTAGTTCAAGAAGATAAACTTTTTTTACAAGAAGTTTCACCATCAAAAACCGAAATTAGAATTAGACCAAATCCTGGTATTGTTGATTTAGATGAATTTGAAAAATTTAGATTGTTGGGATATACTTGTTTATCCTTTTCTGATGTTAGTGGTGATTCAACTATAACATTTGACGGAAGTGGACAAGTAGCAACTATAAATAGTGATACATTAACTATGTCATCTGCAATGGAAGGTGGAACTCTTAAAATCAGAGAGGCCTTCATTGTAGATTACGATGAGACCACAGAACAAATATCAAGATACGCACCAGTTGTAGATGTAGAAACTGCACCAATAATGGTAAATTTAGTTACAAATGGTGATTTTCAAGAAGGAAATGATATAGCAGAAGTAGGGGTAACGAGAAACAATTATCAAATTTTACCTCAACCAAATCCTGGAAATAGTAAGTATGTTTTACAACATGCATCAGAAGATACAGATAATGTTTATCAACTTTTATTAGATGGTATACCAGGTGAAACTTATATAATTAGTTGTTGGGTATACTACACACAAGATTGGCCTGAAAACCAAAAAAGATTATTATTTGGACAAGTGGAATCTAATGGAACATTTGTAAATTTCAATGATTCATTATCAGTTAATGATACTAAAGAAGTTGGAATGACTCTTTGGGAACAAAGATATAATGTAATAACAATACCTGAAAATTCTAATGGTAATATAAAATTAAATTTAGGTCAAACTGCAAGTTCAACAACAAGTGGAGCAAGGTGGATTACAAATGTTCAAGTAGAAGCTGGAGCTGTAAATGGAAAACCAACACCATTTACAAGAGAAAGAGTTCTCGAAGAAGATATACCAACAAGTGGATTTGCAACATTTACCGAAGGTAATAATGTTGAATTAACATTATCACAAGATGATGAGGGTTTAAATGAATTAATGTCCAATGGTGTTCTAACCATTAGAGATGCTTATGTTGTTGATGAGAGTTTATCTCAGAATGAGGATTTGGTTGTTATTGAAGATATACCAATAAATAATCCTACTGCAACAGATGTTAGAAAATACGAAAGAGAATTTAGAGTAAGTCCATATCATGGACAAACCTCAGATAACAAAATTATATTACAAGTTGATAATGCATATGATTTGTATAGTGTTGGAGTTGGGGGTGGTGAAACCCTAATCGGTTCGGGTAATGATTGGAGACAATCACAAGAATTTGACTTACCAAGTGGTACTGCAGGATTAAGATTGGAATCACGAAATGGTAACGGAGCTGCAGGGTTTATTGCAAAAATAAATTACAATGGAGCCGAAATAAAAACTGGTGATGGTAGAGTTGATTTTGAACAAACTTCTCAAAGATGGCAACAAGACGATTCTAAATTTGTTGATATTCCTGATGTTATCGTAAGAACAGGACCTTGGGAAGTAACTTCAAATTCAGCAAATGAAAATTATTTAGATTGGGAAATAAAAGCTGGAGCAGGTAAAGGTCCTTGGGGGAGTAAAGTAGATGGTAGGTTAGACGATTGTAAATGGATTTGGACAAAACAAACACAAGATGACCAAGTTCTTCAATGGTCTTGGACACCAGATTCCGCAGTTACAGATTTAATTTGGAAATATCCTGATCCTAATGTTTGGTCTGATGCAATTCATCCAAATGATTGGTCGGATGGATTCAATACTTTTAATTATGGTGGTAATGGTAATGGAACAACTACGAGGTCACATTGGCATAGTGGTTGGTTAGGATATCACGCCAAGTGGGTACAAAATGCTGGTCAATATGGTGATGCTGTTATGAAGTTTATTGACAAGAATAGTCAATTTGATGCACCTAATCATCAAGAATATTCATATGGTGAACCCTACGGAACAAGATTAAACGAAGATTCAACTCAACCCACCACATTAGCACATAGATGGATGGGTATCAGTCAGGTTTTACCACACAAGATGCTATCACAAGGAATAGAAGCTGGTGATAGAATCACAATTAGTTGGACACAAAAATCAGATACCATCGAAAAGGGTGCGATGGTCGGATTATACTTTTACAAAGAAAGTGATGGTGGAACAAGTTGGGGTCCCAACAGAGGTAATAATCCAATCACTCAAGGTAATGACCAAGATGGAATACCTAAGAAGGTAGCATTTGAACGAGAATTTTTTAGATACATACCTGTTTCTAAAACTGATGAATGGGAACAAGTTAGTTATACAGGAGTTGTTCCTGAAGATTGGGATTTGACAAGACGAACCGTATTGTATGTAAGAGGTGATTATGGTCCCGAAGGTACTTTATTAGTAGAGAATGTTAGAATTGAAAAAACACGAGTAAATTCTAATATAGAAAAAACACCAACCACTGCTGATTTAGTAGGTGAAATACAAAGTGTAAATATAAATAATAACACATTACAATTATCTCAAACATACGAACAATTAGCACCAATTGGTTATGTTTCAGATAATGATTCAAACATAAGAAGGTGGACAGAATTTGATACATTTTTCATAGACTACACATCATCGTTAGCAGAAAAATCACCTATATATGGAACACTTCGTGGTGATATAGAAAGTATAAATGGAACTACCATTACACTTAAAAATACTTACGCTGAACTTGGAGAACAAGACGGACACGATTTTGAAAATAACTTAGATATAAATCAAAGCACTTTATTTAATAAATGGTTTATACAATACCCAAATGACAATGTTGAAAATTTAAGTAAGTTAGTAAAAACAGGACCTAATACTTTTAACTTAATATCTAATTTTAAAATTGATACTCAAACTTATCCTGATTATCCTCATGCAATAGTTTATAAATTATATGAACCATTGTCAGATGAAGTTCAAGAAAAAGATTATGTAAATATAGTTAGGGAGATGATTCCACCGATTGAAGAAACTATTCAATTAGTTCCATTTGTAGAAGAATTTGTTAGTGATATAGTTTTAAGAACTCCAGAGTTTCAAAATGTCAATAGTCCAATAGGTGCAGGACAAACAGAGTTTCAAAACTACACCTCATTAGTATCTAATAACGCTAACATAAAGGAAAGTATTGAAAATGAAATCCTAAGTGGTAGTATGAGTGCCGATATTAATATTGATTTCAATCAATTTTCAAACTTTATTCATTTCAGTTCTGCTGAACAAAGACTTAGAAATTTTAAAACAAAATTAGATAATATAGAATTATACACAGATAGAAGTGCATCATTGGCGGGAACGAGTAGTGGTTCATCAGGAATACATAGAGTAAAGGCGGCACCAGCTGGATACCTAACCATATCTGGTTCAAGTAATACAAATCCACCTTTTGTTGAAGTAAGTGGTTCACTAACACAAATACAATCTTGGGAAGCTAAACGTCGTGATGTTATTAATAACTTTGATAAATTTGAAAAATATATGTTTGAACAAAGTTCATCTTACTCAACTGGTTCTATTGGTGTATTTCATGAAAATACTTGGCCGAAAGAAAGTGGTGAGGGAACATATTCAAATCCTTATATAAATTATAGAACAAGTCAATCTGTGGCAACTACTTGGTATGCTAATCAATTAGTTTCTGCATCTGCATATGATAAAGCAAATAAGAATAGATTACAAAGTCATCTTCCAATGTTTGTTCAAGACGATGATGAAAATGATGTTTTCTTAAAATTTGTGGATATGGTAGGACATCACTTTGATGGTCTTTGGGTATTTGTTAAGGCTATGACAGATATTCACGATAAACGAGATAAATTAACTGAGGGTATTGCTAAAAACTTACTACATCCTGTTGCAGCTTCTCTTGGGTGGGAAGTTTTTGATGGTAAGGAGTTAATATCACTACCACAATATATGTTTGGGATGCAGGTAACTGGTTCGGAAGCACCAGTAGAATACTCACCTACACCTGATAGGGATATATCGAGAGAAATTTGGAGTCGTATTGTAAGTAACATTCCTTACTTTTTAAAGACTAAAGGAACTTCAAGGGCAATCAAAGGATTGATAAGTTGTTATGGTATCCCATCGAGTATATTACGAGTTATGGAGTATGGAGGACCTAAGTTACCTGGTCAATCCGCAGAAAATTTAATAACACGAAAATTTACAAAGGCACTTTTATTTAGAGGTGCATCAAATAATACCTTTGTTCAAAATGAAACTTGGACAAAAGTTACACAAGGTGAGGGTGCAACAAGTAGAGTACCTGATACCGTAGAATTTAGATTTAAAGCAGCAAGTGGTTCAAATCAAGTCTTGGTAAGACGAGGTGATGATTGGGCAATTAGATTAAAGGATAATGGTTCTTCTGATAGATACGGTTATGTATCGTTTATGTTGAGTGGTAGTAATGGATATAGAGAATTATTATCTTCAGAACTTCCTGTATATGATGGAGACTTTTGGTCTGTAATGTTAACAAGAAATGCATCAGGATCAGGAGATTATTTAACAAGTGATTTCTCAGGTTCAAATGTTTCGTATAACTTGTTCACAAAACAATACGATTCTGGTAGAAGTAAGATAGTTTATGAATCATCAACTTCATTGTTGATAAGTGGTTCTCAATCTGTAGCATCAGCGTCTTATAATTTAGCATACTCAGGAAGTGGAACAACCGTGACGATAGGTGGTCCTGAAGAAAATACTTATTTCGGTGAATCATTTAGTGGTTCTATGATGGAATATAGAAATTGGACTACACCATTAAAAGAAAGTGCATTTGACAATCATGTAGCATCACCAATAGCATTTGATGGTAATCATATATCAGCATCATATACTGATTTAGTTACTCGATATTCGTTTGATGATGACAAAGATTTAAGTGTGGGTGCAAATCAATACTTTCAAGATGTAACAGCAGACCAATCTTTTACCTCATCCGCCGCACCAAATAATTATACAAGTCTATTATTACCACACTTTGAATCGGTAGTGGATGAGTTAAAAATGAAAATGCCTAACTTGGGACCGAGTAATCAGTCATCAAGAAAGATTAGAATTGAAGATGATGAGAGAATTGATAAGGTTGGTAATCCTGTATTAAAGTTTAATGAAAGTATAACAATACCTGCTTATGATAAGGCTCCATTAGATAGTAATAAACTTGGAATATTCTTTTCACCATCTGCAGCAATAAACGAGGATATCATATCTTCCTTTCCTAATATAGATTTTGACCAATACATTGGTGATCCAAGAGACCAATATAAAGAAAACTAT